CAGTCGCAGGAACTTATAGAGGAGTTACAGTCACAGAAGAAGAGATCCGAGGTCCTTCTCTGATCACTTATCAGTTAGTATTCAATTCCTACAATCGTCGTTCAGAGACGAATAGAAATGCTAATACAATCAATGTTATCCGAGGTCATGGAATCGAAACGACTTCATTCCAACTCGGACGTAACATTGTTAACCCTCATATAGGATCCAATAGCTTGTTACCTTATGACAATCCTACGATAGAAACTCTCATCGCAACTTACAACATTGGATCTCAGTTCAATACAGTTGCAACTGCTGATCAACAAATTGCTTCAGTCAAGCTTGCAGAATCACTTTGGAGTTCTCAAGACTGGGCACCTGATACTAATCCATTCCAGAGTTCAGAGATTGCTACGAAACTGCAAGGTACATTAATCATCCATGCAATGTTCCTATACTCTTTGAGACTTGGAGAAACGGACTCCATTGCTGATCAACAACCTGCTTCATTCTGGCCTCAGCAAGTTCTCGATGAAATAGATAAATACTTGAGGAAGCCAGACAACGAAGTAATCCCTCGTTAAGCGGTCGATCTTTCAAGCCGCACCCTTTTCCGCCTACCTTATTGATCGAGGCTACATTGCTTGCACATTCGCTCTATTCGCCATTAACAACACAGGTATACTCGGACAAGCAACGAGACGTTGTCGACTTTGCAGTTGACAACAATGAATCCTACTGCTTGGCATCAGGAACTGTACGTTCTGGCAAGTCTCTCGCAGCAGTCCTAGGATTCACCTCTCACATACTTCAGTTACGCGATCGTTACTCACATCTCCTCTTAGGAAGATCTGTCAAAGTACTTGAGAATGAACTTCTTCCACACTTTCATCAAGTTGCTACAGAGTGGCCATGCTATTATAGTTACAACGGCGGATACTCCATTCTGGAATTTGGAATCCAACAAATCTATCTATTCGCAGGTAATGACGACACTTCTCAAAAGCGTTTGTCAGGTCTCACTATACATTCAGGACTCTTCGATGAAGTAACATTGTTCCCTAAATCCTTCTTCGACATGGGGATCTCTCGACTTACATTTGATGACAGTAAAGTCTTCATGACTTGTAATCCTGACTCTCCTTCACATTTCATAAAGAAAGAATGGATAGAAGATGGACTATTCGATCGTTATCTTGACTTTAATCTCAATGACAATCCTACACTTGGTGACCAAGCCAAGGAACGATTAACAAATTCCTTCTCAGGAGTCTTCAAGAAACGTTACATTGAAGGACTCTGGGTTGCAGCAGAAGGTCGTATCTTCGATAAGTATCACTTCTTCGAGGACAATTTAGATGACTATATCATACTTGATACTCGAGTAGGAGTTGACTATGGAACAACAAGTCCGTCAGCCTATGTTGCACTCTCAAGAGTCAGAAAGAAGGACTCCGAATCCGTTAATGGAAGTCCTGAAAGTTATGTCGTCACTAAAGCGAGAAAATCAAAGGGAGTTCTCTCTGATAGCCAAATTGCTGACGAGCTCCTCGAGTTTTGCAAAGTCACTTGCGCTGGATCACTTGTACTTGATCCTTCAGCAGCATCTCTCAGAATCGAATTACTTAACCGTGCGGAGAGACCCGCAGTGCGAACGGGTGATAATAGCGTCATTCCAGGATTACGACTCACATCGAATTCACTCGATACTGGTAGAATCAAACTCCTCGAATCAGAGTGTCATGACTTAGAGGAAGAAATAGAAGGATATATTTGGGAAGGTGAATCTCCTCGCAAGGAAGACGACCATGCTTGCGATGCCTTGCGTTATGTAGTCATGGACATGTGCCAATCAATTATCACTGATACTATACACTTGCCAGAAGGATACTAGAATGTTACGTTCATTTGATGACATTGGACCAGGTAAACGGGTTAATCCAGAGTCTGAACAAGGTAGACTCAACTATTATTCTCGTAGACTGCGTTGGTGGCAAGGAAACTATCAAGGAATCATTCCTGAGGACATCTCTACACTTGCCAACAGACTTAACGTTAATTGGTTCCGTAGAGTTGCGACTTTCTATCCTCAAACAATGTTCTCAGAACGTCCTCTCGTCATTGTTGATAATAACAATGATGCATTCCAAAGGAACTGGCGTGACGATTCACGTAAATTCTGGCGTTCTATACAATCTGCCAACGTTGATGCACATAGATTCGGTGACGGAGTTGTATACTTCATGCCAGAGAGACCAAATATACTTGTTCGAGCAAATCCTTCATTCTGGTTCCAAGTTGCTAATGAAATCGGAGACGTTGTCGGTGACATCATCATTCAAGTTATTTCAAGTCATCCTAACGACATTGCTAGAGTCTACAAGAAACGGTTCAATGAGCCTATAGTTACACGTTCCGTCTATGAACTGAACAACTCACAACTTCAGGCTACATTAGAAGGCGAGCAGGAATTACCGAGCATTCCTAACTCGCTAATGGGCACCTCATTTCAACTTGCCGTAGATGGCCAATCACTATTTGATCGTATAGAAACTAAGATTGGCTCACTCAATTCTGTCTTTGCAAATCTCCGCGAGGCTATACGCAAGAATCTCTATCCCAATATGTACGGTCCTCGCGGAGCAGTTGTTACAGGGGCTGACGGCAAATCCTCCTTAGTAGTTCAAGGTCAATACTTCCCCCTTGATCAGAATGATCAGCCTCCCGGTTACATTCAGTGGGATTTGCCGTCAGAAATTCTGACTCAATTCAATGACCGAGTTACAGAAGCGGTCCTTACAGAAGTTGGTCTCTCAACAGCACTCTTTGATCCATCAATTGCTACAGGAGTCCTATCAGGAGAAGCGTTACGTAGAATAAATCTTCCTTTCGTCTTTGAACTGAACAATTTCAAAGAGATCAACAATGAGTTCCTCACGAACCTCATTGTCAACTGGACGACTTACAGACAGCTACAATCTCTACCTGCTTTGCCAATCTCTTCAGAAGACATTGAGATAGACTGGCAGTTCCTCAGACTCTTCTCTGAAGATACTCAGGAAGAACTAGGAACTCTTGACAGAGAACTTGGACTTGTCTAAGATCCCAACAGATCGTTTACTTACACGTGATGAACTCCTACTCAAAGCTCAATCCCTACTTGCAAATCCTTCTCGTCACATGCAATCTAAAGTTGCAGTTATAAAACTCTTGTTAGAGAACTCTGCAGGATCAGAAACAACTAACATTTCTCCTGAAGCTGCTTTGCTCAAAGCAAGACTTATCGCTCACGGAGAAGTATAGAAATCCCTGGTGACACCGTCGACTCACCTAAAGATAGGATTTGAGCAATCCTGCAAGGTCGGATCTTGCGAACTACTGGAGGTGTTTGAGCAAGCATTGGGTCCTCACAACTCGTGCTTGCTCTCACCCAGTTTCCTAGAAAACCAATTACGCGCCGATTAAGCGTCGATCAACTAATGTCCCGACACCGTTTCCGCCCACCGAAGCGATCGACGCTACATTCCCTTCTAATTCCGCTACATCCCGCATTACGAGCAAACGCTAAGGCAAGTTTCCTGTAAGGCTTTTCACGAGAGCCATAAAAGGTACTAAAGTCCTTGTATCACTCCTTTTTCGGGGATGCCTAAGGCAAAGGGACTGGAGAATCCCTGAATGTTCTTATTGGCAGTGGTACCTATGTAGGCATTCCTAGGCAGGAGATTTGCCTTAGAAAAATTCTTTAAGCCGTCATTAAAGCTAACTCCGTAAATGCGTGTAAAATTCTTTTTGCTATCTGCAGTTAAAAGCCTTATTTTCTTTTTAGAACACTTGCTGTTTGGTGAGGCAAACAGAGTCGACGGAGGGTCATTCAAACCTGGCATTCTGAATGACTACCTCGCTTGATTAACTACTTTCAGGCGAGGTATCTTCACCCTGGTCATAGTGAGACGTTAGTCGAACGTGGGAGAAGATACCGATCAGAGACTTGGGACGGGTGGATCAAGAATTGCTTAATAAACCGGAGGTTCCTTACGCGCGTAAGAATTAATCTACGATTAATTCTCAGAAAGGATTACAAGAATGGCTGATGAAACTAACATTGAACAAGAGAATAACATTCTCAAGAGGATTGTCCTTTCTCTAATGGGGAATCAATCTCCTTCAGAGGAATCAAGCACAACTGATCCACCTTCTTCTGAAAGTAAAGAAACGGATCCTCCAAGCTCTGAAGATAATCCAGTTCTCGAAGCTCTCAATAAAATTAACTCCAGGTTGGATGCTTTAGAAAATCCTCAGACTAAACAACCAACCGACAATGGGAATAAAGACATTGCTGATTCCGAGCAAGCATTCAACAATGTCATCGAGATGTTTAGAAGTTCCCTTAATGATCGTTCTAATGGATATACTGAGGAACAGATTGACAACATGTCAGTTGATGAAATCAACCATAAATGGGATGAGATTAAGCAATCCATATAAGTTAAGCGTTCTTACAGCGTGTATTACGTATACGCACAGGGACCCTCCTGGGGAACGTGCTACAGGATGCTTAAAATAATCCCGCGAGGGAATAATAAGGGAGAATCAAATGGCTTTAGACAATGTATCTCCGAAGATCGTTGCCGCACGATTGATTAACCGTGCCCGTGACCTTTCAGTTTGGACTCAAGCTGCAACAGATGTATCTGGAGATGTTGTACAATCTCGAGGTGGATCTTATGCATTCATCGAACTCACAGGTACACTTACCATTCAGGACTATGTTGAAGGAACTGCACTGACTGGTCCCCAGTATCCTGACGATAAAGAGAATGTACTTGAACTTGACAAGCGTAAGGCATTCAATCTGGCAGTTGATTGGACCAAGTCTGCAACCTCGCCCATCGATGACCTTATTGGAGGGTGGGTAGAGAATGGAGCAGTTGCACTTGCCAAGCAAATGAATACAGACATCCGTGCGGCTGCAATCACAGGTGCTGGAACTGCAATCGCAATTGATACAGACGGTGCATCAGCAGAGGGTCAAACTGCTTTGTTCAATGCAATCAAAGGACTCGTAACTGTATTCGACGATGCAGAAGTTCCTCAAGATCGTCGAGTTGCAGTCCTATCATCCTTTGCTCGATCTGTAGTTGTAGATAAAATTCTCGGAGACGACAAAGGATCTGGTCAGTTTGCAGATAATATCCTTTCAGATGCCGAGCTTTCTCAAATCTTCGGATTCAGATTGCTCACTGACATCTATAACAACTCTTCAGCAACGTCTGGTTCCGTACATGCAGTAGCACTCGATCCACTCTCACTCTTCTATGCAGTTGCACTCTCGAATGCTGTATCCTACATTCCAGAGAATGCATTTGCTGACGCAGTTAAAGGTCTGACAATCTACGGTGCCAAAGCAGTCGATTCCAATATTCGTCAGATTACTGAGGCTAGCTAGTGGGTGCAATCAACTTTCGAGGACGTCGTTCAGCTTTATTTACAGCTGACGAAGTTGCAAGATTCGGTCGAGCAGCATTTCGTCGTGATCGAGAACGTATACTCCTCGATATCATAGAAGATCGCAATCGTAATGCGTCTCCTTACGAGAGAATCCGTGTAGCAGGCGCATTACATCAGCGTATATTCTATAACTATAACCGTAAATACGATGGACTTACAGGTGACTATGTTGTCGAACCTTACGAACGTAAGAATGGTTATCTGTATGTCTATCATCCTCTTCACAGATCAATAGAGTCTCACATATTTTCTCGTATACGTCTTGGTTCAGTTCGTATACTACCAGGTCGTTCTCAAAGATTCACTCCTCGATGGCCCATAAGGTTATAATCAATGTCACTTGTAGTCGGTAATACATACGACGCAGAGATAATCGAGTCTCTTCCAGTACCTCCTGGAACAGTTGAGAGAGATAGAATCAAGATATCTCCTCTTTCAGTTCCAGGATCTTCTGCAGAAATTACAGTTACAGATGAAGTATACGGTGCTGGAGACGGAACTAAGACTACATTTACTCATACTCTCGCATCAACTCCGATCAAACCTGGTTCTGTCGTCGTAACTGAAGCAGATGGTGAAGTAGAAACTACCTACGTTGCGTATGAGTTCTATCTTTCAGGAAGAGCCTTAACGATCTCTACGACTGCTGTACCAGTTAGTTCAGCAGTTCGAGGAACTAATACTCCAATTGTTCCTGGATCATTCCAGATATACTGGGCACTCAATTCCGTAAATGACTCTACGAGGACAACTTCTGGTATAGACATTGAGAATAGTGACGATTACAATGCCTTGGGTACTGATTTAGGCAACGGAGTTATAGCAGGAACAGGTTCTCCGAGTACACCTGTCAATGGAACTATTAATTATACCACTGGCGCGTATACTTTCACTTATCAAGGAGAAGATATTGATGGAGGGATTCCTCCTGGTGAAAGAGTATTCTTCGTTATCGTTCTGAGAACGACTAACGGAGCAGGAATCAGACCTAACAATATGCAGAAGATTCAGCTAATGCAAACTCCTGGAATTGTCTTTAGAGATGACGGTTCAGGAGCATTGCTAACATCAGCAGGCTCTGGAACTATTGACTATTCAACTGGTCAAGCTTCGATAACATTTGATACAGCACCTGCAGGTGGTATACCAATCACAGTTGACTACGTTCAGTTGCAAGTTGGAACTCCTACACCAGTAACTGTAAGTATATCAACTGATACTGACTATACATTCACCGTATATGTAGATTCTCGTGAAAGCACAACTGACGATCTAATAGATCTTCTGCTTGCACAATTCCAGTTGTTTGAGAATTATCCAATATACATATTCTCAGAAGCATCTCCTCTAGGAGAATTCGGACTTGTAGGAGCAAGATCTGCTTTACGTAGACCTGACACTCTCAATGGAATGGATCAAGCATTTGATGTACAAGTTCGTAATAGTCAAGCACAAACAATCCGTCCACTTGTAACAGACCTGCGTTCTGACATCTACATTGCAACTTCACCTGGTAGAGTTGATGATGACGGAGTCAAACAAGAAATTCCTGCTCCTGAACTTGTAGGAAGATCGTTCATACAGACAACTGCTCCTCCTGATATGTTCAAGTTCACTATAGAATCGATAGAAGAACTAGGTCCAAGTCCATCTGTAGGCGGATCAATTTCAGTTGACAATGTTACAGAGACATTTCTCGTAGGAGATTCCTCGTCTGTGGTAACAGTTACAGGACTTGCTCAAAATATGAATGCTGAACTTGCACAGTCAAATTATATTCTTGATGAACATCAATGGTTGCTAGGATCTCGTGAATCATCAGACCGTCCTGGCAATTACTTGCTCACACTTTATAGAGTTATATCTACTTAATGCCAGATTACTCAACAACAATCTCCGATCCTGTTCAGAGACTCAAGTATAATCAACTTTCTCGGATAATTCAAGAGAGATTTCTACGAATTAACAAGCCTAAGACCGTCATGGCTCGTCAAGTTGTTCAATCCCGCGCTACTGCTTTAGCTAAAGTGCTAGCAGAAAGAGAATAATATGTCATTTGCATTCGATCCTAACAATCAATATAATCTCCTCTTTGGACTTACAGATGCAGCAGGAGATCCTGTAGAAGAAACAACAATGATACAAGGATCGCCGTTGTTCTCACCAGATCTGACATTTGCTTATCCTCGTATAATGATGCCCAATCCAGGAGCACCTGCAAATGCTCTCTCAGCAGGATTCTTTCTCAAACTTCCGATGGGATCACAACTACTTGCCATTGCTTATCAAGAAACTCTCGATGAACGTCAATGGCCTGTTAATAACGACGAAGACTTTACAGATATAACTCACGATCCTGCAACTAATACTTATACTTATACTAAATCTGGCGCAACAATTAATGCAGGATTCCTCAATATATGGCCGATGACAATATACGCATCAGGAATCAATGCTGCTCCAAATGTAGCAACATACTCACCTTACTCGTATCTCGTCAAACCTCCTCTAACGGATCCAAATTTAACAACTACACAAACTATAGCAAACTCAGGCGACGGTTACGTAGTAACACTTGTCGAAGACTTCGAAGGTCCTTCTGGAATCACTCCAAATGTCGATTTCATTACAGAGTGGGAAGGATCCTTGACATTTGATGTTGGTACAACTGCTAACATTGAAGTTATACTACGGACAATCCACAAGTTTGGAGATCCTGTTAAGACTTTGATTCATGAGAGATCTTTGTTCCACGATAGTGTAAAGCAAACTCGTAATACAATCTCAATGACTGACTACTTCTCTCGCTCATTTCCAGTCGCAGGAACTTATAGAGGAGTTACAGTCACAGAAGAAGAGATCCGAGGTCCTTCTCTGATCACTTATCAGTTAGTATTCAATTCCTACAATCGTC